GCCGTTCCCGAGCGCCTGATCCTGCAGCCGACCGCCGTCGCCGCGCTGCGGATCATGGACGGCCACCAAGCCAGCAAGCTCTGCCCCAAGTGCCGAGCCCGGTTCGAGAGGCGACCCGATGGCCAGTCGTGAGGGCAAAGTGATCCTCGTGCTGGCCCGCAGTCAGCGCCGGGCGCACGAGATCGCCCGCATGCGCGGCCTGCCGGCCAAGCTCGTGGCCTGGCCTCGCACGCTCGACGACCTGACCGCCTGGTACGACCTGCCCCTGTACGTCGATCACAGCCTCGACAGTCACCCGAACGCCCTGGCCCTCGCCGAGTTCGTCGCGGCCCGCGTGGCGGCCACTCAGCCCCCGTGGCGCGGCCGGCCCAGGTCGTTGCACGACCGGCAGTAGACCAGTAGACTGACAAGACCCCACGAAAGGTAGCGCCATGCCCCGCATCACGTTCGACACCGAGACCGGCAACATCGTCGGCAGCTGGCCCGAGTCCGGCATCACCGGCCAGATCGGCGCGACCATCGCCGCCCAGCTGTTGCCTGGCATGACGGCCGACGACGTGGCCGACGCCTACGACCAGTGGAGCAGCCGCGACCTCGACCCGACGCCGTTCGCCAAGGGCGCCCGCGTCAAGCAGGGCAGCGATGGCGAGGCGCTGGGCGCCGGCACCGTGCTCGACCGACGCGAGACCGAGGGCGAGCTGCACTCGGTTCTCGTCCGCTGGCCCGAGACCCCCGAGTCCCCCGAGTGGCGCCACCCCCGCGAGCTCGTCGAGGTCCGGCGATGATCGTCGTCGTGGCCGCCACCTCGAGCGACGCCACCGAGGCGGCCAAGGCGCTCGGCCTGGTCGGGTGGGTCGAGCCTGGCGACGACGAGCTGCGCCGCTGGTTCGTCACCGAGGTCGTCTACGTCGAGGGCTGGCGCGAGAGCGACCGGCCAGTCGCCCACCTGCTCGACCTGCTCGCGCTGCCCAACCCGTACCTCGGGGCGATCGAGGTGCGGCGCGACCACGGGCCAGGCGAGGGGCGCCGGGTGCAACGTGCGCAGCAGATGCTCGATTTCGAGCGGCAGCACCGGGCCAACCGTCGCGCAGCTCGCTCGCGCATGGGGATCTCGCCCGAGGCGCTACTCGCGGCCGCGCCGCCCACGAGAGGCCGACGCCGATGACCGCCCTGCCGGCCCAGTTCAACGAGCCCCTGGCCGACGCGATCGTCGACCAGCGCGACGAGCTCTCGTGGCACGCCGCCGATGGTGTCGCCCAGTCGCTTGGCCTTGGCGTCGAGTACCGCCTCGTCACCAGCGTCGGCAGCCTCGTCACCACCCCCAGCACCCCGACCACGACGAGCCAGATCGAGGCCCGCCACCGGCTCGAGGTCGAGCGGGCCGTCATCGACGGCCTGCGCCACCAAGCCCCCGAGCTGCGCGCCGCGCGACTCGCCGCCCTACGCCTCGAGGTCCGCATCGTCGGCCCGTGGCAGATCGAACAGGAGACCCCATGACCGACACGACCAAGACCCCGACCACCCTGCCGCTGCAGGCCCTCGTCGAGCTCGTCGCCGAGCGCGACACCGCCCGCGAGGAGCTGGCCCAGACGTTCGGCGAGCTCAGCGACGCCGAGCACAAGGCCGCCCTGCTCGGCCAGCAGGACGAGCAGCACCGTGCCGAGATCCGCGCGCTCACCGACCGGGCCGAGGGCGCCGAGAACATCGTGACCGCCGTGAGCCGAGCGGCCGAGGAGGCGCAGGCCCTGGCCGCCGAGCGCGAGAGGCAGCTCGGCGTCGAGCAGCGAGCACGCCGAGCCGCCGAGCGAGAGCTCGAGCCCAGGCGGGTCGACTCGTTCGGCGCGCGCATGTTCCAGGCCGCCCCCGCCGACGACGACGCCACGCCACGTCAGCGCCTCGAGCAGGTCATCGGCAACGGCGTCGGCTCAGCGTCGATGGCCTGGGAGTTCACCCCGGCTGGCACGTTCGACGACGCGCTCGCCCGCAGCGTGACCAAGGGCATCCTCGCCGCGGTCGATGCCTACATGCACGCCGAGGCCCCGGCCGGCGTCGCCGAGCCCGGCACCGCCAACGAGATCCTGCAGCGCCTGGCCGGCGTCGCCCTGACCATCGAGCAGACCAAAGCCATCGTCGACCTGGCCCGCTCTCGGTCGACCGGCGTGCACGATGCCGTCGACCCCGAGCCGGCGCCCGAGCGACCGTTCAAGGTCGGCGACCGGGTGCGGCACGCCAACAAGGGGCTCGGGGTCATTGTTGCGGCCGACTACGGCCGCGAGTCGCCGTACGAGGTCGAGCTCGACGAGCCCGCCCGACAGCAGCCGTGGCACGCCTCGACCGGCCTGCTCGAGCTCGCCGAGTGGCAGCCGGGCGAGCGTATCGAGGTTGGCACCGAGGTCGAGTACGTCAACGGGGGCGGCAACGTCGTCCGGCCGAGCCAGATCGGACTGCGCGGCAAGGTTTCGATGCTGCACGCCGATGGATCGGCCGACGTGCGCGGCATCCCGGGCAGCTCGATGGTCTACAACCTGCGCAGGGTCTCGTGAACGTCGCCCGCCACAACGCCCGCCTGCTCATCGGCCTGCGCTCGTCCCTCATCGCCGCCAAGGTCGCCGAGGCGGCCGGCGACCTCGCCGGGGTCGCCTACCACGAGGGGGCAGCCGACGCGATCGCCGGCCGGCTGCCCCTCAACCTGCAGCGCCAGCCGCAGATCCTCGCCCGGGTCATCGAGCCCGTCAACCGCAAGATCCGACGCGAGGGCATCCTCGCCCAGGCCAGGAGAGACCAGTGACCGAGCAGACCACCCCCGAGGTGCCGCACGCCGACCTCATCGCACGGCTGCGGCGCGAGGCCCGTTCCGACACTCAGTGGCTGCACTTGGCTGCCGATGCTCTCGCCGCTCTTGCCGCGCTGGGCAACACGGTGCCCCGCGAGCAGTACGAGGAGGCCGTGCATACGACGAACGTCCAGCAGATCGCCATGCGCCGCCTCTCGGCTGATCGTGACGAGGCCCGGTCCGAGCGTGACGCCCTCGCCCACGAACGGACACTCGTGCCGCATGATCCGTGGTGCCCGGGGCCGAACCAGCCCTGCGACCCGGCGTGCTGGAAGGCGACCGCCCCGACTGTCTCCCTGGCCCTGCACGACGCCGAGGTCTGGGACGAGGGCGCTGCTGCAGTCTCCCCTCATGCCGGGGCGTACCTGCGCGCCATTCAGGTCGGCAACCCATACCGTGCCGCCGCGATCCGTGAGGGGGCCGGCCAGTGATGACCAACGCGCAGGCCGCGCTCATCGCCGCCGCCAGCGTCCACCCCCAGGCCAGCAGCGACCGGCGAACGCAGATCATCACCAGCCGGGCAGAGTCGATGCTCGCCTGGCTCGAGGCGCAGGATGCCGCCCAGGAGGCCACCAGCGCCCCGCAGGCGGCCGAGCAGGTCATCCGGTGCTCTCGGTGCAACCTCCCTATCGAGCCCTCGCCCAGCGACCCGGGGTGGTGGCGCGACGCCGTGGGGCTCTGGGGCAACGGGGACCACGACCACCACCCCTGACAGTCGACCGCCGTACCATAGACACCAGCCCCCGGTACGGGTAGCCGGGGCCAAGACAGGACGAACGACGATGGGCGATAGCCGGACTACACCACCAGCGGACGAGGCGCGGCGAAAGAGCCGTCGCCCGGTCGACGACGAAACGCGGGGCCGCATCGCAGCGGCCATCCGTGGGGGCGCCAGCAGCCGCAACGCGATCGCCCGGGAGTTCGGGTGCTCGCCGTCCACGGTGACCGCTATCGCCCGCGAGCAGGGCATCGAGGATGCGTTCGACCGCACGGCATCGGCTGCGGCTACCGAGGCCGTCGAGATCGACAACCGCTCGAGGCGGGTCGCCCTGGCCAAGGGGATGCTCGACGACGTGGACAAGCTGCGGGCCATGCTGTTCGAGCCGGTCGATCGGGTGCACTACTCGGTGACCAACGGCGAGGTGCACTACGAGACCGCCCCGTCCCCCGACGAGCTGCGCAACCTGTTCACTAGCATCGGCATCGCCATCGACAAGCACCTCGTGCTCGACCGAGCCGACAGCGACGACCGCGACCTGCCGGCCGTCGAGATCTTCCTGCGGGGCATGGGCGTCGGGGTGGCATCGTGAGCGAGCACGAGATGACGGTGCAGGCTGCCGGCGACCCTTACGGCGGGAACAGCGACGCGGTGCTCATGGTCTACTGCTCGTGCCGTGCGGATCTGGTGCCGCCCCGCGACGAGCTTGGCTCTGCCACGCTTATCGAGCTCGAGCGGATCTACGCCGATCACATCGCGGCGGCCTCGTGATGGCCGCCCGCGTCGCCCGCAAGCGGTGCCCCGTCTGCGGCAAGGTGCAGTTCCGTGACGAGGCCGCCGCTATCTGGTTCGCCCAACGCTCGGCCCGCCTGCAGCGCAAGCAGCTGCTGCGCGTCGAGCAGACGTACCTGTACCGCTGCCAGGGCGTGCCGACCGCGCCCGTGCACCTGACCCGCATGAGTCACTGGCACGGCAAGCCCATGCAGCCCGTCGACCTGACACCCGCCCCCGACGAGGTGGTGCCGACCAAGCGCGAGACCCGCGGCAAGCGCCGCCCGACGTTCGTGGAGATCCGATGACCCCCCTGCCCATCGAGCCCGGTTTCTACGTGCGGCCTGCCATCGTCAGCGAGGTCTACTGCCTAGAGGTCGTCGCGGGCCGGCCGATCTGGCGCTGGTGGTGCGTCGGCTCATCGGGCACGCCGCGCGAGATCCCCGTTGAGCACATGCTCTGGGTGGCCAGCCTGCCCGGCGGCCTGCGCCCGCTCGTCGTCAATTGATCGCCCCGCTCGAGGGCAAGGCGCGCCGCGCCGTCAACCCCCCGGCCGACGCCTCGGTCATCGCGTTCGACGGCGCCGTGCGCTCGTCCAAGACGGTGGCCTCGCTGCTCTGGTGGGCGGGGTACGTGATGACGGCCCCGCCCGGTGCGCTGCTCATGGCCGGCCGCACCGAGCGCGCCGTGATCGACAACCTGATCTACCCGCTGCAGGAGATGATGGGCCGCAAGCGGGTGCGCCTCAACCGGGGCACCGGCACCGTCGAGATATTTGGGCGGCATGTGTTGCTCATCGGCGCCAACGACGAGCAGGCCCGCACCAAGATCCAGGGGCTCACCCTGGCCGGCGCCTACCTCGACGAGGCCGCCAACGTGCCCGAGTCGTTTTTCAACATGCTGCGATCCCGCCTCTCGGTCAAGGGCGCCAAGCTCGTGCTCACCTGCAACCCCGAGGGGCCTAAGCACTGGCTGCTCGTCAACTGGTTCGAGCGCGCCCGCTGGTGGATCGACGCGGACGGACGCGACCACTTCAACCCGGACGGCCTGCCCTGGTTCCGGGTCACGTTCCTGCTCGACGACAACACCTGGCTCAACCGCAACAACCCCGAATTCGTCGCCGAGCTCAAAGCGTCGTGGCCCGCCTCGAGCATGTGGTACAAGCGGTACATCCTCTCGATGTGGGTGGCCGCCGAGGGCGCCGTCTACGAGATGTGGGACGAGGCGCAGATGACCCTGCTGCGCGACGACCAGCCGCCCATCGAGCAACTGCTCATGGTCGGCGTCGACTACGGGACGACGCACGACACGCGGGCCTACCTGCTCGGCATGACCCGCGTGAACGTCGACCATGCCGGCGTTGCCCAGTGGGCCGACACCAAGCACCGGGGCGTCGATGCCCAGCAGTCCCGCACGGTGCTCGTCGTCCTCGATGAGTACGCCCCGACGAGCGGCACGGTCGGCATGCACGCGGCAGGGTTCGAGGACTGGTACGCCAAGGCGTGCGACACCTACGGCCAAGAGCCCGAGTGGATTGCCACCGACTCGGCCGCCGCCACGTTCAAGGTCGAGCTGCTGGCCCGTGGGATGACCAACGTGATGGGCGCGTTCAAGTCCGTCGTGCCCGGCATTCAGACCGTGCAGTCGCTGCTCAGCGGTGGCCGGCTCTACGTCGTCGGCGACGCCTGCCCCAAGCTCGTGCGCGGCATCCCCGGCTACATGTGGGACGCCAAGGCCACCGACCGCGGCGCCACCGCCCCGATCAAGAAGAATGACGACGAGGTGGATGCGCTCCGATACGCTGTCTACACCAGCAGGCGCTACTGGCGGGACCAGATACCGCTGGCCCCGATCTCAGTTGACGAATCACAGGACGAGGAGGCGGCATGAGCCCGCTGCCCGCTGACAATGCACCCTGGCCCCTCATGGGTCACGCCGGCCGCTACGAGCGCATGCGCCTCAACGCGGCGCTCTACGCGGGCGACCCGGCCATGCTCAAGGCGGTATTCACCTCGGGCGGCGACGTGACTCGCGGCGGCCCCGGCACCTCGACCAACGCGCCCGGCGTCGTCAAGCGAGTGCTGTCGGCCGTGCGTGGCGAGTTCTGGGGGCCGCGTGCTGAGACCGAGGTCGACACGCGCCGGCACCTGCCCGTCCCGCAGGATATCGCCACGATCAGCAGCGAGCTGCTGTTCGCCGAGGCGCCCGCCGTGCACGTCGTTGGCGGCACGGTCACCACCCGCGACGCGGACGGCAACGAGACCACCGCGCCCGACGCGCCCACCCGTGCCGCGCAGCAGCGCCTCGAGCGCGTGCTCAAGGCCAACAACTGGGATGCCCGCCTGCTCGAAGCCGGCGAGATCGCGGCGGCCCTCGGGTCAGCCGCTCTGCGCGTCACGTTCGACAAGAGCCTGCCGGCCGAGATCGGCACCATGCCACTGCTGGCCAAGGTGGACGCCGACGCCGCGTTCCCCGAGTACCGCTGGGGCCACCTCGTCGCCATCACGTTCTGGTCGGTCGTCCGCATCGACGCCTCGACGACGTGGCGCCTGCTCGAGCGGCACGAGGCCGGCACGATCGCCTATGGCCTGTACAAGGGCCAGGGCGACGACCTCGGCAAGCGGCAGCCCCTCGACGCCCTGGCCTCGACTGCGCCCCTGCTCGATCTCGTCGACCCCGAGAGCGGCGTGCAGACCGTGCTGCAGGACGGCGGGGTCACCGCGATCAGCGTGCCCAACATGCTGCCCGACCCGCTCGACCGCGCGGGCAGCGCCGGCCGCAGCGACTACACGCCCGCATCGGTCGACCTGTTCGTCGCCATCGATCGGCTGTACTCGCAGATGATGGAGGAGGTGGATGACGCCCGCGGCAAGACCTACGTTGCCGACTCGGTGCTCGAGCGTCGCGGCGCCGGCCAGGGGCTCGGCTACGACAGCACGCAAAAGGTCTACCGCCTCAACGTGCCGCCGTCCGAGAACGAGAGCTCGGTGCTGCCCATCCGAACCGAGCAGTTTGCGATGCGGGTCGAGCAGTACCTGACCGCCATCGACGCCCTGACGGTCAAGGCCATTCAGTCGTGCGGTTTCAACGCGCAGACGATGGGCGACGACGACGGCGGCGCGATGACGGCCACCGAGTACCGGGGGAAGAACAAGCGCAGCCTGTCGACCCGCGACAAGAAGATGCGCTACTGGCAGCCGATGCTCGAGCGCCTGCTCACGTCGCTGCTCGCTATCGACGTGCAGGAGTTCGCCCCGTTCGAGACCGTCGATGGTCTCGCCGTGCGCGTGCCGGCGCTGCCCGTGTCGGTGGAGTTCCCCGAGGACGTGCAGCCCACCCTCGACGAGCTCGCCGGCCAGGCCAAGACCCTGCGCGAGGCGCGCGGGATCTCGACGGTCGAGGTTGTGCGCCTCGTCCGGCCCGGGTGGGAGCCGCAGCGGCAGGACGAGGAGGCGGCCCGCATCGACGCCGCCGACCAGGCCGTCGACCCCCTGAGCCTCGGTACGGGCGGCGTCGGTGTCTGAGCCCCTGGTCGACGACCTCGCCGCCGAGCGCGCTGCTGTTGACGCCGCCGTGCGCGCGTACATCGCCAAGCAGCAGGAGATCCTGGGCACCCCGGACGGCGAGCCCGTCGTGCAGGGGTGGGCCGTCGCCGTCGAGTGGATCTCGCTTGAGCTCGCCGACGCCCGATCATCGGGGCGCGACCTGATCTCGCCATGGGACCAGATGAGCTCGACGACGACCGGCCTGCACCACTTCGGCGCCCGCCGCACGACAGACGCCTGAGAGGATCACCATGGCCAACACGTTCGGCCGCTTCACCGTCGAGGGCCTGCCCCCGACTGCACGCGGCACCGTTACCGTCCACCCCACCGTGCCGCTGTTCCGGCTCGGCGACGGCTCGCTCGTCGACCCTGGCGTCACCGAGTTCGAGGTGCGCGCCGGCCGCGGCGCCTCGCCCCAGCTGCTCGCCACCGACTCGCCCGAGATCATGCCGGCCCCGTTCCAGTACAAGGCCACGTTCTACATCGAGGGCACCCGCCTCGCCCCGGTGATCGTCGACCTGCCGAGCGGCCAGGTGGTCAACCTCGTCGACGCCGTGAGCCTCGAGCTGGCCCCGTCGATCCTGCCCGTCGTCAGCGACGAGAGCCGGCGCGCTGCCGAGGCTGCAGCCGACCGGGCCGTCGAGGCGGCCGACCGGATCTCGGACGGCGGGGGCGGCATCGGCATCCCCGGCCAGCGAGGGCCAGAGGGGCCTGCAGGACGCGACGGGATCGACGGGGTGGACGGTGCCCCGGGTCGGGATGGGATCGACGGCCAGCGAGGCGCTGACGGCCAGCCCGGGCGCGATGGCGTCGACGGCGCCCCGGGACGCGATGGGCTCGACGGTGCGCCCGGCCGCCCAGGCGCCGATGGCGCCGACGGCGTAGACGGGCTCGATGGCCAGCCCGGCGACAAGGGCGACCGAGGGGAGCGCGGCCTGCCCGGTACGGCAGGAACGAACGGTCTCGACGGTAAGCAGGGCGAGCGAGGGCTGCCGGGTGCCGATGGCGCGCCGGGCCGCGACGGGACCAACGGCACGAACGGCACCGATGGGCAGCGCGGCCTGCCCGGCGCTGACGGCGCCCCCGGCAAGGATGGCGCAGCGGGCACGGCCGGCACGAACGGGACGAACGGCGCACCGGGCAGCAAGGGCGACCCGGGCGCCACGGGGCCGCAGGGGCCTGCCGGCAACGTGCGCCTGCTCGCCTCGGGTGCCATCGCCGGTCCGACCGACGCGCCCGCGGGAACGATCTTCGGCTACCGCTCGTGAGCTTCACCACCGCCATGCCCGTGCCCCGCAAGGCGGCGCCCCTCGCCCTCACCGCCGCCGTGCATACGCTCGCGTTCGACTCGTCCACCGCGGCCGGCGACAGCCTGGTGCTCGTCGTCGAGCAGGTGGCCAACACGGGCGCCGGCACGCCGACCGCACCAGGGTGGACGCTGCGCGGCACGACGACGCACGGCACCCGCTCGGGGTTCGTGCTCACCAAGCAGCGCGCCGCCGACGAGACCTCGGTGACCATCACCCGGGCCGCGAACGCTGCAGGCCGCGCCGTCGTGCTCGGCGTCGGCGGGGCCGACCTGGCCAGCATCATCGTCGGCACCCCCAAGACCCGAGCCGGCAGCCCCGCCGACAGCTCGACGACGACCACCGCGCTCGGCATCACCACCGACCGGCCCGACACGCTCGTGCTCGGCGTGTTCGGCGAGGCGACCACCGCGGCCGAGGGGGCCAGCTTCGTGCCGGCCGTGACCGGCGCCACCGTCCTGGCCTACGCCGGCCAGTCGGGCTCGTCCGATATCGAGACCGTGCTGCTGACCACCAAGCAGATGGCCACCCCGGGCGCGACGGGCAACGCCGTGGCCACCTACCCGAACGCCCAGGCGTCGAACGCTTGGGCCATGATGATCGGGCTGCCGTCCGTGCAGACCTCGACGACGCCGCCGCCGATCACCCGCCTGCCGGCCAAGATGAGCGACGGGCAGGGCGGGATCATCGACGTGGGCCTCGTCGGGTGGGACGGCGCCAAGGAGGTCGAGCTCAGCAAGGTCGAGCTCGTGCATTCCGGCACGTTCGTGCCTGACCTCGACCGCACCTCACGGGTCTGGTGGATGGCGCACCGCGGCGGGTCGGACGACAACCAGGAGCAGTCGAAACGCGGCTACCTCGAGAGCGCCATTCGGCACGCCGACGTGCTCGAGTTCTCGGTCGCCATCACCCTCGACGGCAAGCTGATCGGCGCGCACGACTCGACGGCCGACCGCACCAGCTCGTCGGTCAACGGCCAGGGGTGGCGGTTCGATCAGCACACCTGGGCCGAGGTGCAGCAGCTGGTGCAGGATCTCCCGAACCGCAATGACAAGCGGTTCGCCAGCGAGCCGTACATGCTGCTCGACGACTTCGTGAGCCAGTGGGCGCCGTCGCATACGCTCATGTTCGATTGGAAAGGGCTCACCGCCGCGCAGCGTCAGGCCGGCCTGGCTCGCGTGCAGCAGATCCCCGACTACCAGCGGCGCGTGCTCGGCAAGTTCTACACCACCGGGATCGACCGGGCCGCCGAGTGGCGCGCGATCGGCTGCAAGGCGTGGGGGTACAGCTACACGGCCGACGTGCAGAACGGCGCCACCGAGCGCACGGCCGGCTCGTGGGACTACCTGGGCCTCGAGCACAACGCGGCACCCGAGACCTGGGCCGAGATCCTGCGCATAGCCGGCGACAAGCGCGTGATCGCGCACATCGTCAGCACGGCCGCCCAGGCGCAGGCCGCCGTCGCCAAGGGCGCCAGGGCGCTGCAGGTGTCCGGCCCCCGCTCGGTGTCGACCGCCTACTGACCCTCGAGCTGGGGGTTGCGCGGCGCCCTTGACGGTCGACCCGTGGACCGTGTAACGATCGGTCTATGGGATCAGATGCACCAGCGGGAGGCGCCCCGACCAGGCTGCTCGTTCCGCTCGACCGGGCCAGCCTGCCGCTCACCGACGAGGAGGCGCGCGCGGTCGGCGGGCAGATGTACGTGCTGCCCTCGGGCGGCACCGAGGGGCAGGTGCTGCGCCGCGTGGGCATGGGCATTGCGTGGACCGATGGCGCCCTGCCGACGATCGCCAACCGCGAGGGGCAGGTGCTGCGCGTGGTCAATGGCCGGCTCGCATGGGTGGCGCCCCGCTCGATCCTGCCCCAGCTGGCCACACGCGCCCCGCTCGCGCCCTCGTCTGCCGTCAGGCTGGCCGTGCCCGGGCTGCTCAACCTCAACGTCGTGCTCGGCCTCGTGGGCGCCGTCAACACGCTGCTCACCGACAACGAGGCGATGCGCAAGCAGATCAACGACCTGCACGCCGACCTGCGGGCCAAGGGGTACATGCTCGAGGGGTGACGCGACACGCCCGGGATGCAGGCAGTTGTGCAGTAGACCGGGCCGAGCGTATAGTCGAACTACACCCCACGAACGAGGAGCACCCCGTGAACGAGCACCCCGTGAACGAGTACACCGTCACCTACGCCATCGGCACCAGCCGCCACGACGTGCAGAATCGTCAGGTCAAGGTCCGAGCCCGCAACGCGCAGAGTGCGGCCATGATCGTCGACAGCCGTCTGCCCGCCAAGATCCGCGAGTTCCCCTATGGCGAGGCTAAGGCTGCGGTAACCAACGTCAAGCTCAACGGCGACCTGTTCGCTTGACCAACCCGGGGCGGCCGGCCGGCCGCCCCTCATCCCCCACGACAGGAGATCCCCGTGCCATTCGGACGCCCCAAGCCCATGACCGACGACGAGGCGGTCGCCCAGGCCATAGCCGCCCGGCTGAGCCCCTGGCAGCCCGACGCCCGCCGCGTCCCCGACGCCCGCCTCGGCAGCGCCGGCAAGGCGCCAGCTAGCGCGCTCAGCCTGCGAGACCGAGCCATGATCGCCGTGCTGGTGTCCGAGATGCGGGCCATGCTCGACGAGCGCGACACCGAGCGCCACCAGGAGGTGGAGCGGATCGCCGCGGACAAGGTGCGCGAGATGCTGCCGGGTCTCCCCTGGGGCGGCGCCGACCCGTCGGCCCAGCGCGCCGACATGGACGACAGTCGCGCCGACCGCGTGCCGACCTACCGCGAGCAGACCGAGCAGGACGGTTCGTGATGCGCAGGTTCCTGGTCGTCGAGGTCGGTTGCCTCGAGTGCTCGGGTGGCGAGGCGGCCCCCGTCGAGTTGGCCCGGACCGACGACCTGGCCGAGGTACAGGCGCTCATCGCTGCCGAGCACTACTCGAACGAGGTTGACAGGTTCGGCGTCGACCTGACCACCGGCGAGCTGGTGGTCGCATGATGCTCGCCGTGCTCGCCGTCGCCGTCGTGGCAAGCGGGGCCACCGCACTCATTGCCGCCATCGCTTTCGTCGACGCCTACGACGGCCCGGTCGGCCGACGCCGCACCCTCGGCCTCTGGGGCTGGGGCCTCGTCGGCGTCGGGGCTGTCGTGCAGCTCGTGCTGCTCATCGTCTACGGGGGGCGGTGGTGAGCGCCGACAGCGAGGCGCGTGCCCAGCTCGCCAGGCTGCAGGACGATCTGGCTCGAGCCCAGATCAAGCGGGCCGACGACGCGCTGCGGGCTCACTTCGCCGACACGCCCCTCTACCTCGAGACCGCGCTCCGCACCAACGTGATGCCGGCGCGCGTCAGGATCGTTTACGCCTCGGCCGCCTACGCCTCGACCGTCTACGACCCACGGGCCGGGGTCTACCGTGCCGAGCAGCGGTATCTGATCGCCGAGGAACAGGCGCCCCGGTAGCCTGGCCGCATGATCTCGCCGGCCACCGCCCAGACCTACGCCCAGGAGCTCGCCGAGGCGTACCGCGACGCCGAGCTGCGCATCCTCGAGCGCATCACCGCGGCGGTGGCCACCGGGCTCGACGCCCCCGACTACGAGGTGCAGGCCCTTGGCCGGCTGCAGCTGGTCCGCGCCCAGGTCATCGACGTGCTCAGCCGCATGCAGCCGCTGGCCGCCGCCCAGATCCTCGCCGACCTCAACGCCGCCTACCTGACCGGCGTGGGGTCGGCGTACCTCGACGCCGGCCGCACCCTCGACGTGACCCTGCGCATGAGTCTCGCCCAGCAGGCCGCCGTGTCCGCGCTCGTTGCCGACACCACGGCCGGGATCGCCTCGGCCCAGCCCGGCATCCTCCGCTCGGTCGACGACGTGTATCGCCGCGTCGTCGCCCAGGCGTCGACCAGCGTGGCCACGGGGTCGATCGGCCGCCGCGAGGCGACGCAGGCCGCGCTCAACGACCTGCTCGGCCAGGGCCTGCGCGCCGTGCCCACCTCGCGCGGCAACCTCGCCCTCGGCGACTACGTGACCATGGCTGTGCGCACCGCCGTCGCCCGCTCGGCGGTCGAGGGCCACCTCGGCGGCATGGACGAGCTCGAGCTCGACCTCGTGACCATCGAGCCGGGGCCGCGGACGTGCGACATTTGCGACAAGTGGGCGCGCCTCGTGCTCGCCCGCCGTGGCGCTGCCGGCGTCCGCGAGTTCCGCAGCGCCACCGATGGCCGCCTGCTGCGCATCCGGGTCGACGACACCCTCGCCAACGCGCGCGCCCAGGGTTGGGGTCACCCCAACTGCCGGTGCAACATCGGCGCCTACATCCCCGGGGTGACCCGCCCTGAGGATCTGCAGCGCCCACCGTGGGACGCCAAGGCGTACGAGGCCCAGCAGACGCAGCGCGGCATCGAGCGGCAGATCCGCGGGTGGAAAAGCCGGCAGGCCGTCGCCATCACGACCGAGGATGCCGCGTACAGCCGGCGTCGGGTGCAGGCGTACCAGCAGGCGATGCGCGACCACCTGAGCACGCACTCGTCGCTCAAGCGGCAGAGCAGCCGCGAGCAGATCAGCGGCACCCTCTCGGGCTGACGCTCGGCACGGTAGTCTATCGACAGACCGGGCCAGGTGGCCCGCACGACCGAGGAGACCACATGCCCGAGCCCGTCACCCCCGCCGAGCCCCAGACGCCCGCCGTCGTCACGCCGGCCGAGCCCGCAACGCCGGCCACGACGCCGACACCCGCCGAGGTCGCCGCCCAGGCGCAGCAGGCCCAGGCTGCCGCAGCCGCACAGCCCGCGGCCGGCATGGTCATCGGCGGCGTCGACACGACCGACTGGCCCGACGCCGCCCGCGACGCCTACCGCAAGCGCGACAACGAGGCGCACGGCTACCAGCGCGAGGCCGGCGACCGTCGCATGCAGGCCAAGGGCGCCGAGCTCAAGGCGCTGCGCGAGCTCGCCAAGCAGTTCGGCGTCGAGATCCCCGGGGACGACGAGCCCGCCGACCCGGCCGAGCTCAAGGCCCAGCTCGCCGCCTCGGCAACGGCCGGCGAGGCCGCCACCCGCGACGCCGCCACCGCCCGCGCCGCATGGGCCAACGGGGTGCCCGCCGCCCAGGAGGAGCTGCTGCAGTTCAAGCTCAGCCGGTCCGACGAGTTCAAGGCGCTCGACACCACGGCGCCCGAGTTCTCGGCTAAGGTGGGCACCATCGTCGCGGCACTCGTCGCGGCCGATCCGGCGCTCAAGCAGACGGGTACTGCAGCCGCGGCGGGAGTCGAGCAGCTTGGCGGGGCCAACGGGAACGACGCCATCACTCAGGACAAGTTCGACAGCATGAGCATCGCCGAAAAGCAGGCGCTCTACCTGTCGGACGTGGACACCTACCGCAAGCTCGCGGGCTAGCGGACCTCGATTCCGAAAGGCACCATCATGGCCACAGGCACCACCGTCGCCGCCGACCTCATCGTCCCCGAGGTCTGGGCCGACGCCATCGCGCCGACCATCCTCGGCAAGAGCGTGTTCGTGCAGCTCGCCGACACCGACGACCAGCTCGTCGGCACCCCCGGCAACTCGGTCACGTTCCCCAAGTTCGACTACATCGGCGACGCGGACGAGCTGCAGGAGGCCGTCGCCATGGATCTCGTCAAGCTGTCGATGACCGACAGCAAGGCCGAGATCAAGGAGGCCGGCAAGGGCGTGGCCCTGTCGGACAACGCGACGCTCGAGGCGCTGGGCAACCCCCAGAGCCAGGCTCAGAGCCAGATCGCCCTGTCGGTGGCGCGCAAGATCGACACCGACCTCAAGGTCGCGGCCGAGGCGTCCGAGACCTACGTCGACAGCAAGGGCGTGACCAAGACCAGCGCCCCGATCAAGGTGGCGACGACCGCTGACCGCTTCGGCTGGGCGGCCTACGTCGCCGGCATCGGCCTGCTCGGCGACGAGTACGACCCCGCGGAAATCGCGGGCATCGTGATCCACTCGGCGCAGCACGCCAGCCTGCTGCTCGACCCGGCGTTCCAGTCGGCCTCGACGTTCGGCGCCAACGCCGTGATCTCGGGCCGCGGCCTCGTCGGCCAGATCGGCTCGGTGCCGGTCTACGTCACCGACCGCGTGACCAAGACGGGCACGGGCGACGCGACGGTCTACAACGCGCTCATCATCAAGCGGGGCGCGCTCTCGCTCAAGTACAAGCGCCGCCCGATCGTCGAGACCGACCGCGACATCCGCGCCCGCGTCAACGTCATCACCACGAACGTCCACTACGCCGTCAAGCGCGTGGACGACCGCGGCGTCGTCGTCGTCCCGACCAAGGCCCTGGCCCCGGTCGTGGCGGGCGCCGGCACGGGGGCCTAGTCGTGGGCGGCATGCTGCTCGCCTACCACGACGCCAACACGGCCAAGGTGAACGCCCGCTCTGACGAGCCGGCCGACACCAAGACCGCCGAGGTGCAGGCGGCCGAGGCCGAGGGCGACAAGCCCCACACCAAGCCCCCCCGCTCCACCAAGGCGGCGGCGCCCAAGAGCGCCGACAAGGCGAGCAAGTAGCACCACCCCGGAGCGGGCGGCCAGGCACCCCCTGGCCGCCCGTTTCGTCGTCTGAGAGGATCACCCCATGCCGAACTACGCGACCCCCCAAGAGCTCGCCAACTACATCGACCCCGATGGCGACTACCCCACGCCCCCGGACAACGCGGGCGTGCTGCTGCGCATCGCGTCCGACCTCGTGGCCGACGCCATCAGCGGGGCGATCTACGCCGTCGACGCCGACGATCTGCCTGTCGATGGCCGGTACCGCGACGCCGTGCGACGCGCGACGTGCGAGCAGGCGAGTGCCTGGTCGCTCAACGGGATCGACCCTCGCCGCGGCGCCGCGGGCCTCAAGCCGATCGTCACCACCAAGTCGCTCAACGGCGCGGCGACCAGCTACGGCCAGAGCGCGCCCGTGCAGCAGGCCATCGTCGATCTGGCGCGGGGCACCGTACTCACCTCCCAGGCGTTCGGCATCCTCGACCGCGCCGGCCTCATCACCTCGAGCGTGCAGACGGGCACGCCCTACGCCGGCAACGTGATCGACGAGCGCCCGTACGACCCGACGACGGGCCGGCTGATCTCGTGAGCGCCGCGGATCTCGAGGCCGAGTTCTGGGAGCTCTACGGCGAGTGGGGCCGCGACGGCGACGGCGAGCCCCTGCCGTGCCAGGTCGAGACCTACCGCGGGTCGAACGCCAGCGGCCCGGTCTACGCCGCCGCTGCGCCCCGGCCGGGCCTGCCCCAGTTCCCGCAGCAGCGCCTCGTGCGCAACCCGCAAGGCAACGAGGTCACGAGCTCCACGGCCGTCTACGCCCCCAGGAGCGTCGCGGTCGACTTCCCCCTGCACTCGCGCGTCACGCTCGCTGACGGCCGGCGTGCGGCCGTTCTGGCGGTGTCCTGGCAGGTGGCCGAGGGGCTGTTCGACTTCGCGCGAATCGACCTCGAGTAGATGGCCGAGTTCCTGCGCGGCATCGGGCCGCTCACCACCAAGCTCACGCAGTTCGGGGCGAACGCCGCCAAGGGCGAGCGCAAGGGAACGCTGCTCGCCCTGCGCAACGTGCTCAACGTCAGCAACAGGCGCGTCCCATTCGAGGAGGGCGACCTCTCGCGGGATGGCGCGGCGTCGATCGGCGAGGGCGACAAGGGCGTGATCGGGGCCGTGAGCTACGGCCGAACGGGCGACACCCGCAGGTATGCCGAGCGGCAGCACGAGGACATGAGCCTGCAGCACGACTCGGGGCGCTCGGCCAAGTTCCTCGAGACCGCATTTAACACCACTCGCGACCAGTCGATCGAGATCATCGGCCAGGCCATCAAGAGAGAGACCGGACTATGACCGACCAGCCTGCCGCGTTCGAGGCCCAGGTGCTCGACGGGTTCGCCCTGCGCTGCGCCGGCAACGACGCCGCCCGAATCCCGCTCGCCTACTCGACCGACCCGACCGTCGTCTACGCCGAGGGTGAGACCGGCATCAGCATCGACGTGTGGCCCGAGGTGCCCGGCGACAGCGTGACCCTGACCGACTACACCGTCAGCGACGACCCGACGCTCAGCGACAGCGTGGTCGGCGTGCAGGTGACGATCCGCTCGGTGTCGCGCGATCGCGTCAAGTACATCAGCGCCGACCTGTTCGACCTGTTCCACAACGCCCCGCGCGGTATGCTAGGCACCGTCACACTGGTAGCCGCTTGGCGTTCGTCGGGGACGAACCTGGGGCAGGATTCCAACGACCGGCTGGGCCGGACCGAGAATTACTACTTGACCGTGCATCGTCCCTCGAGCAACCGGACCTAGAAAGGCCACCCTCATGGCAGCAACGCCCACCCCCCGCACCGCCCTCGGCGCGTCCACCCTCAACCGCGGCTACTGGTGCGACGTGGCGCCCGTGCCCGCCACGGCCGGCGCCGAGCCGTCGTGGGTGCCCGTCGCCGGCGTCATGGAGTTCAAGCCCAAGCCGTCCGAGGCGTCGAGCCAGGACGACAGCGACTTCGACAGCGAGGGCTACGGCTCGTCGACCGTCACCAAGCAGACGTGGGGCGGCGAGATCAAGGTCGGCCGCAAGGTCACCGCCGCGTCGGCGACCGCCTACGACCCCGGCCAGGAGCTGCTGCGCAAGGCGGCCGAGGGGCTGGGCGTCACGAACCAGCTCATGTTCCGCTACTACGAGATGGAGGCGGGCGGCCCCCGGGTCGAGGCCAAGACCGGCCGCGTGTCGGCGACCTACTCGCCGGACGGCGGCGGCATGGACGCGACCAAGAGCGCGGCCATCACCCTCGCCGGCATCGGCAAGCCGACGAGCGTGCACCCGTTCGCCACGGCGTGAGCGCCTGATCTACCGCTAGACTGAGCGGGTCACCTCGAGCGAGGTGGCCCGCTCGCTCGTTCTCAGGAGGACGCATGACCCAGGCCCGAACGCCCGTAGACAACCTGTTCGACTTCCTCGACGACGACGGCCTGCCGCTCGTCGGCATCAAGGGCACCAAGTACCCCGAGGGGCACGACTACCTCGTGCCGTCGCCCGACGCCGAGGTCGGCATGCGGATCTCGGCTCTCGGCGAGATCATGGCCAAGCAGGCAGCCGCCAAGAGCGGCGAGTCGCCCCAGATCACCGCCCGCGACGTGGAGCGCCTGCAGCTCAACGACGACGAGGAGCGCGACCTGCAGCAGCAGGTGCTCGGCCCCGTCCTGCAGCAGCTCATCGACGACGGCGTGAGTCACGTTCGCATCAAGCGCCTCATGCTGTACGTGTTTTTCGCGTTCGCGTACTCGCCCGAGCAGGCGAACCAGGCGGCGCGTAAGGGCGCGTTCTCGGGAAAAGAGCAGGCGCCGACGAACCGAGCGGCGCGCCGGGCGACGGGCAAGAGCAAGGGCAAGACGACGAGCTCAACCCGCTCGTAGGCGACTCGGGGCTGCGCCGGCACGAGACCGCCGAGTCCCTGGGGATCGAGGAGGAGCGCAGCCCCGCATCGCGGATCTCATACCTGACGATCTACGAGCACTGGCCCCTGTTCGAGCTCGACATGCACGAGGTCTACGGGTTCGACCTCGGCGACCGGGCGCTGCTCCGCTCGCGGTCCTGGCGCTGGCTGCGGCTGCGCATGTTCGCGCTATGCTCGAGACCGGGTAGTCGGCTGCAGCGGGTTCTGTTGCCAGACCTCACCCCCCGCAGCGTCCTACCGCCACCGCGCGACGCCCAGGGACGAGAGCGACTGTTCTAGGAGGCCCGCCCCTTGGCCCTCGACCTCGGCACACTCACCGGCTATCTCGAAATGGACGACGCCGGTTTCACCAGCGTGCTCGACAAGCTGCCCGGCAAGATCGACGGCAGCAGCAAGGTGCTCAAGGGCGCGGCCGCTCTGGCTGCGGGCGGCATCGCCCTCGCTCTCGCCGGGGGGATCAACAACGCGCTCGACCTGCAGGACGCCAACGCCAACCTCTCGGCGCAGCTCGGCCTGACGACCGAGGAGTCGGCCCGCCTCGGTGGCGTCGCCGGCCGGCTCTACTCGGACGCCTACGGCGACAGCATCGAGGGCGTCAACAGCGCCGTCGCCCAGGTGGTCTCGTCGATCGGCGGCATGCGTGACGCCAGCGCCGCCGACGTTGAGGAGGTCACCGCCAAGGTGCTCAACATGGCGACCGCGTTCGAGGTTGACACCGGCCGCGCCGCCCAGGTCGCCGGCCAGCTGATCTCGGCCGGGCTCGCCGATGGCCCCAACGAGGCCATCGACCTGCTGACCGCGAACCTGCAGCGCGTGCCCACGGCGCTGCGCGAGGATCTGCTCGACGCCGCCGACGAGTACGGGCCATTTTTCGCCCAGCTCGGCCTGTCTGGCGAGGAGGCCATGAACGCCCTGGTCAAGGGATCGGAGCAGGGCACCTACGGCATCGACAAGACCGGCGACGCGCTCAAGGAGCTGACGATCCGCGCGACGGATATGTCGACCTCGAGCGTGGCCGCCTACGAGGCTGCCGGCCTCAACGCCGACGAGATGGCCGCCAAGTTCCTGGCAGGCGGCGAGCAGGGCAAGCAGGGCCTCGACCAGCTGGTGCAGGGCCTGCTCGGCATTCAAGACCCGACCGCGCAGGCCAACGCCGCGATCGGCCTGTTCGGCACGCCGCTCGAGGATCTGGGCGTCGGCAAGATCCCGTCGTTCCTCGAGTCGCTGTCGAGCATGAACGAGGGCATGGGCTCGACCGCGGGCGCCGCCGACGAGCTCAGCTCGACCGTCAACGGCACCGCGCGCGTGGGCTGGGAGGGCCTGACGCGCCAGTTCGAGCAGATCATCGGCGTCGTTGGCGCTGGCCTGCTGCCCATGCTCGAGGGGCTGATCGGATTTCTGGCCGACAACCCCGCCGTCGTCACCGCCATGGCCATCGGCATCGGCATCCTGGCCGTGGCATTCATTGCCCTAACCGTGGCCACCTGGGCCATGAACACGGCGCTGCTCGCCAACCCGATCACATGGGTCGTCATCGCCATCGTGGCGCTGATCGCCGCCGTCGTCCTGCTCGTCACGCATTGGGACGTGATGGTCGCCGGGGTCAAGGTGATCTGGGGCGGTTTCATAGGGTGGATCACGGGCGTCATCGATGGCTTCGTGGGCTGGTGGAACGACCTCTGGGGCGGCATTGGCGACGGCCTCGGCGCCGCCTGGCAGGGCGCGCTCGACTGGTTCGCCGGCCTCGGCGCAACGATCATGGGCCTGCTGCAGGCCGGGCTGCAGGTTGTCCTCGACCTGTTCCTGACGTGGAGTCCGCTGGGAATCATCATCAGCAACTGGCAGGCGATCGTCGACTGGTTCGCCGGCCTGCCGCAGATGCTGCTCGGCGTGCTCGCGGGCGCCGGCGAATGGCTGCTCGGCATCGGCGAGATGATCCTGCAGGGCCTCGCCACCGGCATCGCCCTCGGGATCATCGGGCTGGTCTACCTGTTTACTCAGTTCCCAACCGATCTCGTCAACTGGCTCGTCGGCGCCGCTACTTGGCTCATCGCCACCGGCTCGGAGATCATGCAGGGCCTGCTCGGCGGGATCGTCACCGGGTGGGAGTCCCTGGTCGCCTGGTTCACCGGCCTGCCCATGGCCATCGCCATTTTCCTCATCACGGCGGGCACCTGGCTGGTGACCAACGGAACGCAGCTCATCGACGGGCTGCGGTCCGGGGTCACGACCGCGTGGGCCAACGTCGTCGCATTCTTCACGTCGATACCCGCCGCCCTGCAGGGGATCATGATGGGCGCCGCCACCTGGCTGATCACGCACGGCCGCGACGCCATCGACGGGCTGCGATCCGGGGTGACCACGGCATGGACGAACGTAGTCGCATTCTTCGTATCGATCCCTGCCGCCGTAATGGGGTTCCTGGCCGGCGCTGCTTCGTGGCTGGTCTCGGCTGGTCGCGGCGCCATCGATGGCATGCGCACGGGGATCACCGGGGCCTGGTCGTCGGTCACCTCGTTCCTGTCTGGCCTGCCCGGGCAAGTCACGAGCGCGGTTGGCGACTTCGGGCAGGTGCTCTACGGCAAGGGGCGGGATCTGGTCAACGGTCTGCTCAACGGCGTGCGCTCGCTCGCCGGCACGGTCGGCTCATTCTTCCTGGGCCTGCTGCCCGGGTGGATCGTCGGCCCGTTCAAGGCTGCCCTCGGCATCGCTTCGCCGTCCAAGCTGTTCCGCAGCTTCGGCATCAACATCGGCGAGGGCCTGCTGCAGGGCGTCGACCTCATGCAGAACGAGATCGACGCGACCATGCGCGCCCTCGTCACAACCCCGGACGTGCCCAGCTGGGGCATGGGGTCGGTCGGGGCTGCCGAGGCCGCAGGCGGGCGCACGGGGCCGCTCATCGACGCGCGCATGACGATCGAGGGCAACGTCGGATTCACCGCCGAGACCCTGGCCGAGATGAACCGTGAGAACATGACACGCGCCCTGGCTCTCACGGGCGCCGACGAGATCCAAGGGGCGTGACGGTGAGCGACGGACGCCTCGGCATTCAGCTGCGGGACACCCGCGGGGTGATCTGGGACGTGCTCAACGGCCCCGTGCGCCTCGGCACGGGCGGCATCAAGGGGCTCGGCCTGCCCGAGGTCGACTACTTCACCAACGAGGCGGCCGGCCTCGACGGCGAGCGCGAGACCGGGTGGCGCCTCAAGGCCCGCCCGGTGATCCTCCCCGTGAGATTCAAGGGCGAGGCAGAGCGCGACACCACCGGCATACAGCGGCAGTTCTGGGCCGGCCAGGAGATCGGCAAGGATATCGGGCTGATCGTCACCGACCGCGACGGCGCCGTGCGGACGCTAACCATGCGCATCGAGGGCGACGGCGGTCTCGCATACCGGATCAACCCCGACACCCTCGCCCCCGAGCAGACCGCCCTGGCGTACAAGGCCCGTGACCCCTGGTGGTACGGCCCCGAGATCGAGACCGCATTCAGCATCGGCGACGGTGGCGGCGCGGACTTCTTCAACGGCGCAGCCATGGCGCCCAGCTTCAACATCGAGACCGCCTCGGGCCAGACCGCCACGACGATCAACAACCCGGGCGAACAGCCTATGTGGTTGCGCTGGTTCGTCGGCGGTGCCTCGACTCAGTTCCGGCTCGGCGTCGGCGGGCGGGCGATCGCCGGGTCGTTCGTCATCGCGGACGGCTCATGGCTGACCATCGACACCGACCCCCGCGGGCAGCTCGCCTACCTCGACGGCCAAAAGATCCCGTTCCGCTCGTTCACCGAGCTCGGCTTCGCGCCGGTCCCTGCCGGCAGCGACGTGCCGGTCACCATCGAGATCACCGGGCGCGGCGTCGTGCGCGCGGTCGGTCGCCCCAGATACAGGAGAGCGTTCTAGTGGCCAGCGAATCCCCCCTCGAGATCCGCGTCTACGACAAGCGCCTGGCCTGGCAGGGCAACGTCGGGCAGCCGATCGCCCTCTCGGGCTCGGTGCTCGAGGCGGCCCCTGGCTCGTTCCAGTTGACCCTGGGCCAGAGCGACCCCATGGTCGACGACGTGCTCGCCAAGGGCGCGCGCATCGGGATCACCTACCGCGACGCCCCGCTGTTCTCGGGCATGCGCCGCGGGCTCTCGGGTTCGATCACCGCATCGGGCCACGTACAGGCCACGTTTCAAGGCGACCGCCGCATGCTCACGAACACGCTGGCGATCGTCGCGCACGCCAACCCGATCAGCCCCAGCTCGCTCGACGGTTCGACGCCAGAGGGCCGAGCGCAGGCGCACCTGCAGGCCAACGTGCCGCTCGGGCCGGTTGGGACGATCCAAGGGCAGTACGGCTACACGGTGTGGCCCGTAGGCGAGGGGCAGCGCCCCGTGCCGGCCGAGACCGCCGTCAAATGGCTCGTTCGCGTCCACCTCGTCGAGCGCCTGGGCAGGCCTGTGCGGATCGCGCCGGACCTCGGTCGAGGCGGCGTCGTTCCGCTGCCGCTGCTACGCAACCCCAGCGTCGCCGAGGGCGTGCAGCCGATCCTCGACGCAGCGGGGCTGATCCTCACCGCGGTGCAGCGGCCGGGCGACGAGTTCGTGACGATCGACGTGAAAGAGCGAGACCTCTGGCCGGCGCCCCTCACGTCCGCGGCCGGCGTCGTCGACGGCGGCAGCTGGTCGCTCAACCCGCCGAGCGCAACTCGCGCGTTCGTCGGCGGCCCCGGCCAGGACGCTGCGCGCGCATTCTTCGAGGTACGCGACGCCACCGGGCTCGAGGACGACTACGGCGACGTGATCGAGGTGTTTCGGGACGCGACCGGCGCCAACCTCAAGTGGCCCGACACGCTCAGCGACCAGTACCGAATCGCCAAGTATTTCCTGCAGCGCCCCGAGATCCCCGACGCGGACAAGGCGGCGTTCCGCACCTACATCGCCGCAGCTGGCGACGACGCACTCTCGGACGGCGCGGCGACAACGAGCGTCAACGCCAAGCTCGCCGAGACCGAGCAGCTGTACTACGGCGGTGCTGACGGCGTGCAGCTCGGCGACCGGATCACCGTCGAGACCGAGGGCGGCGTGCTGCTCGAGGACGTAGTGACCGAGGCCGAGTTCTCGTACACGGCGAGCAAGGGCGTGAGCGTCACGCCCATTCTCGGGGCGCGCAAGGATGACCCCAACCGCATGCTCGGCACCGCCATCGTTAGACTGGCCGCAGGGCAGCGCAGGATTCAGAGAGAGCGGTAGAGGGCATGGCACAATCGTCGTTCGGCTGGCGGGGCACCGTCACAGAGGTGCAGTGGTCGCAGCTCGCGGCTCTCATGGGGCAGGGCAACGGCCTGGCCACGCCATCGGACTGCCGAGTCACGCAGGTAGCCGGCACCCGGGCCGTGTCGGTCGCCGCGGGCTCGATCTTCGGCGACGGCGTGCTGACCGCGCTGTCGAGTGCCGAGACCGTGGCGCTGCCCACGCCGACCAACGGCCAGTGGTTCCTGCTCGTGCTCAACCGCGTGTGGGCGACCAAGGCCACCAGTCTGCTGCTGCGCAACGGCCCGACGACGGCGACCGCCACCTCGGGCAACGTCCCGACCACCTACCCGGCGAGCAAGACGAGCGGCGTCGGTTCCAACTCGGACGTGCCGATCGCTTGGCTCTGGGGCAACTCGACCGCCACCGCCGTCACCGTCGTTCCGATCATCACGGCGCCGCCGAGCGTGCAGCCCCGCACCGGTACTGCCGCGCAGCGCGATGCGCTCTACGGCGCCCCCAGCTCGAGCGCCGCCCAGAATTCGCTGCAGGGCGCCAGGTGGCACAACACCGACCTGGGGTGGACTGAGGTCTACACGGGTGCCTACGACGCCACGACCAACCCGTCAGGCACGGCCGGCTCGGCCGGCTGGTACCCCGTTCCCGGCGCCCTGCGCGCATCCCAGGGGCGCTCGGCGGTCACGGTGCAGATCGGTAGCGCGTTCTCCAACCTCAACGACGCGAGCTGGTGGTCGGAGATCGAGCGCGTCGGGTTCGACCCGTTCTCGGACGGGTGGACCGTTCCCGTCAGCGGCGACTACAGGATCGACGCCGCCCTCTCGGTCGACACCTACGCCTGCTACATGGGAGTGACGTCAGACGGGTCTGCCCCCACGGTCGACAGCTTCGTGCTGCAGTCGCCAGGCCCGCTCGTCGCTCAGATCGGCATGGCGCAGGCCACCAAGGTCGTCCCGCTGACCAAGGGAAACCGCATCAGGATCGCGGCCCTGGCCGTCGTCCCCAGCGGCATCACCCCGATTGCCACCGGCCGGCAGCGGTCGTGGTTCAACATCGAGTGGGTCGGCCCCTCGCGCAAGGTGGTCTAAGGGTAGACTGCCGCCATGGTCGACTACCAGAACGGCAAGATCCCGCCCAGCTTGCTGCGGCGCGTCAGCAACTTCGTGCCCCTCGTCAGCGGTGTCACGTCGAACGCCGGCAGCGACCTGCTGCGCGAGGATGCATGGCGCGCTCTCGTGATGCTGCAGCTGGCATTCCTCGACGCGCTCGGGCGCAACCTCAACGTGTCCGAGGCGTACCGAGGCCTCACTCGCCAGACGGCCGCGTGGCAGACGTACAAGGGCGGCGGCCCACTCGCCGCCCCGGTCGGCACGTCCCCCCACGGCTGGGCTCTCGCTGTCGACTTCGGCTCGGGTGTGGCGACTTACGGCACGGTCGCCAAGGTGTGGATGGACGCCAACGCGCCCGCCTACGGCTGGCACCCGGTGGGTAACACGTTCGGCAAGCGCGAGGCGTGGCACTTCGAGTTCCGACCCGGCACCGCCACCGCGATCATCCCCGCATCGGGCGGGGCCACCCCATTCCCAGAACAGGACGGCACCGAATTGTCTCTCACCGCATCCCAGCAGATCCAGTTCCTCTATGACGCGTTCCTGCACGGCGGCAGCGCCACCGGGCAGGTGTCACTCATCAACCAGACGGGGGGCGCGTTCCGCGACTCGGCCGACGCCCGCACCCTCGCCGCCCGCGCCGTCGAGGAGTCGACCAAGACCAACGTCCCCCTCGTCTACGAGGCGCCCAATGGCCAGTGTTTCATGGCCCAGCCAGTCGTGCTCGACCTCTCTGCCGGCGAGGGCAACGGCACCGGGATGACGGCCGCTGCCCAGGTCGCCCGGGCTCGCCGGCAGGGTGCGATCTTCGTGCGGTTCGACGAGCAGGCCGACTACGACCAGTGGCGCATCATGCTGCTAATGGGGCGCTAGTTCGCCCCAGAACGGGGGGCAACCCACCGAACGCCCTTGCGCTACAGCTGCGCGGGGGCGTTCCGGCGTTCCGGCTGTACTATGAGCCCGTGACCGACGCCATCGAGATCCAGAGCAACGCCCACCGCGCCCGGCGCCGTCGAGCCGTGCTCGAGGTGATGCTTAGGGTGATCGACGTAGCAGTCGGCCTGCTCGCGTTCGCGGGCGGGATCTTCGCGCTGGTGGCGACGCCACCCTCGGTGATCCGCGAGGTGCAATGGCCCCCGCTGGTGTGGGTCTGGGGCGGCCTGCTGATCGTCGGCGGCTTCGGCATCATGGGCGGTCGGATCACGGGCGTCTGGCTGGCCGAAACGTCCGGTATCAGCGCCGCCGCGTTCGGCATGCTGATCTATCTGGTGGTGGTCTCGTCGGCCATCAAGTCCGAGCTCGGCATCGTCGTCGCCGCCACGATCATCGGCATTGCCCTGCTGCTCATGCTGCGCCGGTACATCGAGCTGCAGGAGTTCACCGCCGAGTGGGGCCGCCTGACGTTCTCGGAACGCATGCGCCGCGCCCTCGCGGCCCGCACGAACCGTACCCGCTGACCCGCTAAGTCTCCCGCTCGTGGGATGATCTGTCTATGCCTGCCGCTGAGCCCAACTGGACGACGCTTATCGTCGCCGTCCTCGGCACCGGGGGCGTGTCGGTGTTCCTGCGGGAGATCATCGCGGGCGCCGGCAAGATCGGACGCGGCGTGTCGCTGCGATCGCGCGACCGGCAACGGGATCTCGTGCGCGAGCTCAGCACCGCGCTGGCCAACTACGAACGCGAGCGCGCGAACCGCTGGGCCGTCGAGGACTACGCCGCCCGCCTGCGCCGCAAGGCGATCGAGCGCGGCGACGAGCGCGACCTGCCGGCGCCCCCCGTGCTCGTGGACACCATCAGCCCCGCCGAGATGCGCGAGCTGCGCAGCCAGCCCCCAACCGAGGAGACCCCATGACCACCGTGCCCCCCGTCCCCGCCGTTGACCAGCTCGAGGTGCCCGCGGGCACGCCGACGCAGGTCGCCAACCCCGCCCGCGCGATGGCGCGGACGATCCTGCAGGCCGTCGTCGGCCTCGTCGTCGTCGTCAACATCGCGGCCGGCATCCTCGTGCCCTACCTCAACGAGCAGACCGACCTCGCGCTGCCGGCGTGGGTGTTCGTCTGGCTCAACCTGGCGCTCGCCGTCACGTCGGTGCTGATCGGCGCCGTGGCGCGACTCATGGCGCACCCGGTCATCAACGCGCTGGTCACCCGGTACCTGCCCGGGCTGGCGCCCATCCGGCCCCTGCAGTAGCTGCGCGCCCCGCTCGCAGACGAACGCCCCGCCCGGGTCTCCCTGGGCGGGGCGTTCGCTGTTAGGCCCGCAGATCGCGCCTGAGCGCGTACAACGCCCGCCGTCGAGCGTTCCTGGCGTCCCGGCGCAGCTTCGCCGCCTTGGCCTTGGCCGCCCGGCGACGCGCGCCGTCTGCCGAGTTGCACGACCCGCACGCCGGCCGGACGTTGCCGCGCACGTAGTGGCCGCCGTCAGCGCCAGAGAGCGGCCACCGATCCTTGGTCATCGTGAACCAGTCGAGCTCGAGCCCGCAGAACGAGCACGGGACGGTGTAGCCGTCGCCGAACGTGTCGAGCATCCACGCCTTGAGCGCGCGCCTGGCCGGCGCCCCGCCGCGTGCGTTCCGGTTCGTCGTGCCCCGCGTCGTCGGCACGGCTCAGCCCTCGTCGTTGACCAGGGCGTCCTGGCGGGCGTCGGTCGGCTCGTCGGTGCCCTCGTCGCCGCACCACGCCCATTGATCGGTGCAGTCGTCCTCCTCGAGCTGGTGCTCGTGGGCGGCGTCGTCGCTGGGGTCGCTGGGGTCGCTGGCGTTGTCGACCTCCCAGTCGCCGGGGCGCATCACTCGCCCCGCCCAAGGTACCGCTGCAGAATCTCGTCGACCTCGGCGGGGAACAGCGCGAGGTTGTCCTCGGCGTACTTCTGGGCGGCGGCTCGGCCGGCCGCGTTGAGCGTGCGGGTGCGCGGCTGCGGCACGATGGGCTCACCCTCGGGCACGAGCTCCCAGACGATCATGGGCACGCCGAGGTTGCTCGGCCGCTTGACGATCTCGAGCAGGGTGCCATCGGCGAGGCGCGCACGCTGCGGTCGGACGAGGCCCTGCTCGACGAGCTCGCCGCGCCGGGTCGCCGGCCCCGACTTGCTCGGGGTCTTGCCGGTGGCGGCGGCGAGGCCGTCGCGCAGCTCGTCGTCGGTCATGCCGCGGCCGTTGCCGAGCAGGCGCGAGATGAGCCGGTACTGCTCGCGCCGGGCGTCGGGGGTCTGCAGCAGGGCGGCCTCGTACTCGGTCGACCAGGGCTCGGCGGGCAGTTTGCCGATTGTGCTGTCGGTGGTCATGTGTGCTCCGTTCGTGGGGGTGTAGGCGGACTATAGCTTACTTGCGCTTGCGGCGCTCGGCTCGGTTGAGATACGCGGTCGGGGTTCGGAGATCCCGGTGCGCTCGTTCGGGGCGCTCGCTGACGACTACGAAACCTCGAGCCTTGGCTTCGTCGAGCGCCGCCCCGTCAGCGCCGTCGTCGGCAGCCTTGGCCGCGTCGAACATCGCCGAGGTGCAGATGATCGGGTTGGCGTGCAGCATGGCGCCCGCATCGCGCGAGGTCGAAAGCCCCTGCACGCCGCGGGCGGCCGTCCGCAGCAGGTCGGTCTGCGCGCTCACGAGGCGTACTCGATCCCGATGCGGTCGCCGAGGCGGCGCTGCACCTCGGCGAGCAGGAACGGCTGCACGCCCAGCGGCCACCCGTCGAGCTCGGGCACGGCCTCGTGGAATGCGGCCTCGTCCGGGTAGCGCAGTAGGTGCTCGACCTCGGGGCTCTCGGCGTCCCGGGCGATGCGCTCGGCGGCGAGGTCGAACTCGCGCTCGAGGTCGGCGAGCACGCCGGCAGCGACCGGGGGAACGTCGCGCACGCGGCCCTCGCGCTGGTAGGTGTAGATCCGGCTGACCGTGACGCCCGTGAGGACGGCGACGAACTGCCGCTCGAGGCCCAGCGCCTCGATCTTGGTTCGGTACTCGGCGGGCCTCATCGGGGGTCGCCGTTCACGGTGAGCTCGCGGGCCGTGCGCGCCACCTCGCGACGACTCACGGCGTCGGCGTAGACGAGGTTGACGATGAGGCCGATAACCGCGAGGGCGGGCAGGGGGGCAAGGCAGTAAAGGAGCAGCAGCAGGGGGGTCACGGGTCGATCCTCTCGGTAGGTGTGTAGTCAGCCTATACCGTTCCCGGTGTGTTGATCTACCGCGCTACTGGTGTATAGTCGAGCTACACCCCAACCGAGGAGGAACCATGAGATCCGTTCGACTGTTCTGCACCCTGCTGCTGATCTCGAGCACCACCGCCACCGTGCTCACGCTGGTCGATTTCGCTGGCATGCGCGGCGGCGACGGCTCGGCGGCCGGTCCGGTCGGCATCGTCATCGCGCTCGTCGGCCTGTTCGTCGTGCGCCCTCGTCCCCGCAACAACTGACCCCACGAAAGAGAGCACCATGACCACGACCATCGGCAAGACCATCACGCTGCACGAGGGCGACGACCGAGCCGAGTGGCTTGACGCCCGGCGCGGTATCTACACCGCGACGCAGGTCTCGGCCATCGCCGGCAGCAACCCGTACTACAAGCTCATCGACGTGTGGAACGAGCACACCGACCCCGACTGGTCCGAGGACGACGCCCGCAACCGCTGGCTCGCCATGCGTGCCGAGCTCGGCCAAGAGCGCGAGCAGGAGATCATCGCGTGGGCGTCCGAGGACGACCGCACGGGCGGCCCCGCCAACCCATTCCTGCCCAACCGCGCTCTCGTCGCCAAGGCCGACGAGCCCACGCACGCCGTCACCCCGGACGGCTACAAGACCGCCCGCAACGACGCGCTCGTGCTCATCGAGTGCAAGACCACCAGCCAGCGGTGGGACGACAAGGGCATCCCGCAGCACATCCTCGATCAGGTCGAGTGGCAGTATCACGTCACGGGCGCCGTCACGGTCTGGCTGGCCGTCGAGTTCTACGCCTGGTCCAAGGGCCGCAACCCGGTGGCGACGCTCGTCGGCACGATGCTCGTCGTCGTGCCGCGCAACCCCCGCCGACTCGAGTTCCTGCTCGAGCGCGTCGCCTGGTTCGACCAGCTCAAGGCTGACGGCATCGCCCCCGAGTCCGACCTGCGCCTCGACGCCGAGCCCGAGTTCGACCCGTTCGACGACGAGGACGAGGCGCGCGCCCTCGCCGAGCACGAGGAGGCCCAGGCGCTCGACGCCAAGCTGACCGAGCTGGCCGAGATCATCGAGCGCACCAAGCCCGACCTCGACCGCGCTGACGTGCTCAAGGCTGAGATCAAGACCGCCGCCAAGGTCTACGAGGGCCGGCGCGTCCACCTGATCGGGCAGCGCATGGTCGCCAAGCTCACCCGATCGCACGTCACCAAGACCGACCTCAAGGCCATCGACCCCGCGGTGTTGCAGGCCGTGACAAGCTGGGCCGAGCAGGATCGCCTCGTCATCGAGGCCAACCCCGAGTACGCCCCCACGAGCAACGAGAGCGAGACCACCGAATGAGCATCACCGACACCCCCCGCGGGTCGTTCAGCCGAGCGCAGACCGAGCAGCTGCTGCGCGGCATCAGCCCCAGCCGCGTCATCACCGGCGCCCACGTCAAGCCGCACCTCTCGCAGCAGGACGTGCTGGCGCACCTCTCGCGCGTGTTCGGGTTCGGCCACTTCGACGTGGAGGTGATGCACGAGGAGCTGCTCTACGAGGAGCAGACGACGAACAGCAAGCAGGCCGCCGCCTGGTCCGTCGCCTACCGCGCCCGGGTGCGCCTCACCGTGCGCGACGAGGCGCAGCGCCCGGTCGCCGTGCTCGAGGGGGGCAGCACGGGCGAGAGCGAGGGGCAGCCGTCGCGCGCCGCCTCACATGACCTCGCGTACAAGAGCGCGCTCTCGACCGCGACCAAGCGCGCCGCGATCGCCCTCGGTGACCAGTTCGGCCTGTCGCTCTACAACAAGGGCCAGCAGGCCCCGCTCGTCCTCGGCACGATGGTCGACGGCCCCCGCCGCGACGACGACGACCTGCAGACCGGCGTCGAGCAGCAGCACGCTGACGGCGGGCGCGAGTCCGAGTTCGAGGACGGCCCCGCCGAGGCCGAGCCGGCCGCCCCCAGTGCCGAGCCGGCGCCCCGCAAGCGTGCCACCCGCGGCACGCAGGGCACGCGCCGCAAGGCGCCCGAGCCTGTCGACGAGCCCGAGGCGACGCCTGCGCCCGAGCCCGCCCCCGAGCCCGAACAGGCGCCCGAGCCCGCGCCCGCCGAGGAGGTGCCGCCCCACGGCGACACCCCGGACGAGGTGCCGGCCGAGCAGGCCCTGCCCGAGTTCAACCCCAAGACGGGCGAGGTGAACCAGAGCGACGCCGAGGGCTGGGGGCCAGCCGCCGAAGCCGAGCCCGAGACCGACTTCGACCTGCTCGTGCGCGAGCAGCCGACCTACTACATCGGGCAGCTGCGCGCCGCGACGACCGAGGCTCAGGTGCGGAGCGTCTGGGATCGAATGGAGGCCGCCAACGCTGCCACGTCCGATCTCAAGCGCGAGACCGTCAAGCACCGCGACCGAGTGCGTGAGGGGCGCGCGTGGAAGCTCGCCGACGAGCAGCCGGCGCCCGCGGCTGACGACGACCGGCCGATGGCTCTGGGCGGCTGACGATGAGCATGGCACCACCCCCCGGCGCGCGGCAGGAGCTCGCGCCGGGGGGCGCCCCGCTCCCGCAGCGGGGCGTGTTCGCCACGTCCGAGGTGATCCCGCTGATACAGCAGGCGGCGGCGCAGATGAACGATGCGCGCCTCGAGTGGCAGCGCCTGCGCGAGGAGGCCGACCGCAAGAAAGCGCACGCCAAGCAGGTGCGCGCCAACCTGATCGTGCGCCTGCGGGTCTGGGGCAACACGGGCACGGGTGACCAGCCGATCAAGACGAGTGCAGAGCGGCAAGAGTGGGCCGACGCCGACCCTGACGTGCAGCAGGCTGAGCTTGACGCGGATCTCGCCCAGACGCTGCAGATGGTCACGCGCGGCCGGTACGACGACGCCCAGGCGTTTTTCTCGACCCTGCAGACCATGCAGGCGATGGAGCGCGACGAGGCCCGACGCGAGTTCGGCGGGCCGCCCCAGTGAGCGGGGCCATACCAGCCCGGGTCAGGCGCATCGTCCTGGCCCGGGCTGCCGGTCGTTGCGAGCTCTGCGGGGTGGCGAACCGCCCGCTCGAGCTGCACCACCGCCGCTACCGCTCGCGAGGCGGCGGGCACGAACCGTCGAACCTGCTCGCCCTCTGCGGCTGGGGCAATCACACCGGCTGCCACGGCTGGGCGCACACGAACCCGCACGCGCCTGCCTGGGGCGTCAGCGTGCACTCGTGGGGTGATCCTGCCGCCTCGCCCGTTTGGGACGATCTACGAGGCGCCTGGCGCCAGCCAGACGATGCTGGGGGGTGGGCGACAATCCCCTGAAATGAGAGAGGCCCCGAGGCTAGCGAACTAGCCTCGGGGCGGCACCCCCACGAAGAGATGCACCAGGGCGCGACCCGAACGCAGCGACACCGGTAGACCAAACCCTACCAGTAGTGGCGCTCGGGCGCGCAAGCCACAACATGTAGGAGATCCACCATGACCACCAGCTCGCCCCAAGGCTTCGCCGTCATCCCCCGATGGCTGCTCTACTCGCCGAGCTTCACGCCGGCCGCCAAGATCGTCTATCTCGTCGTGCAGTCGCACACCGACGAGCACGGCGAGAGCTACCCCGGTATACGCAAGATCGCCGCCGAGAGCGGCTACTCGCGGTCGACCGTCAAGCGCGCCCTCGACGACCTCAAGCTGCACGGGCTCGTCACCGTCGAGGGGCGCACGCGCGTGAACGGCGGCACGACGACGAACCTGTACCGCGTCGCCACGATCATCCCCAGGATGTGAATAACCCTGTGGATAACCCCACCCCCGGTTCCTAGTGAACCGGGGGGCGCGGTTCACAGTGAACCGGGTAATAGAACGAGACCCAGTAGACGAACGAGACCCACCTAACTGGCCGATCAGGAAATCGCTACAGGTAGCACGCCAGCTGCCGCGCCCCGCTTCGCGGGTCTTGCCTCGGATCTGATCTCATGTATAGTCGAGCTACACCCCCGGTCGACACGTAGACCGGGCGGCCCACCTCCCACGAAAGGCACCACGATGGACACCACCGCAGAGACCACCACGCCGGCCGAGTACGTGCAGTTGAGAGATCAGCTGGCTCTGCAGCTCGGCGCATTCGGCTCGGACCAGAACAAGTGCCGCCTGCAGGCCGAGCACCTGCTCTCGTCCGGCCTCGTCCCCCTCGGCACGATCCGCGCCCGCCTCGCCGAGGTCAACGCCGTGCTCGAGGCCGAGACTGCGAGCCAGGCCGAGCTGGCCACGGCCCCCGCGGCCCCCGTGCTGCAGCAGATCAAGACCGGCGCCGAGCAGGAGGCCGCTGACGTGCCGGTCGGCGCCGTCTACGAGGACAACGACCGCCCCGGGCAGACCTGGCTCTACCGCAAGACCGCCGAGGGCTGGCAGCGCACGGGCAAGGATCACGCGGGCGGGTTTCGCTACGCCTCGTCGACCCTGCGCGGCCACGGGCCGATGTACCCGCTGACGTTCGTGCGCATGGACAACCTCTCGTGACGGCACCCCGCAAGCTCACCAAGGCCGACCTGCCCGACGTGGGCGAGCGCCGGTTCTGGCTGGTCGAGCACAACCCCAAGAGCAAGACCCGCCCGGTGACCGTCAGCCTGCGCGAGGACACCACGACCCGCAGCCCGAACCGCACCACGGGCCGGGTCGGGTTCTCCCGGCTCATCGGCACCGACGACGCCAAGGCGGCCAACGTCGAGGAGATCGCCGCCACCGCCAAGGCGCTGCTCGATCGCGTCGGCCAGATCGACAACATGGTCGGCGAGTTCTGACCGTGGCCAAGACCGGGCATCTCGTCGGCGTCGACTCGATCACCGGCCGCGTGGTCGTCCTCCGCAAGGGGATGGACGGCAAGGCGGTCAGGCAGGTAGACGTGCTCACGCTCGACGAGGCCCGGGACTTGCGTCGCCAGCTCATGGCGGCGCTCAGCGGGGGATCAACCGACACCGTGCGCGAGATCCCCACCCCCGAGCAGGTCACCCTCGACCTGTTCGACACCACCAACGATCCCGAGAGGATCACCCCATGAAGCGAACTACCCTCGCGGCGCTGGCCATCACCGCCGCTGCTGCCCTCACGATCATCACGGCGCCCACCGCGGCGACCGCCACCGAGATCCCCCAGTGCGAGCGCGGCAAGGTCGAGGCCACCTGGCTCGGCGCCGGCCAGTTCACCGCCCAGACGATCAACGGCGGCCCCGAGTGCGGGATCTGGCTCGAGTCGTACACGTTCGACGACCACCAGCCGACCTCGACGGGCGACTACTCGCACCCGCAGACCGCCGTCGAGTGGGCCTGGGCGCACGTCACCGCCGAGCCGCAGACGTTCGGCGTCGCCGTCCCCGAGTGCGTCACCTACCAGGCCGACGCCCAGCTCGGCGGCCTGCGGTTCAACCTGCCCAACGGCGACCTCGGCCTCGACTGGATCGCGGGCGGCGTCGTGCTGCAGTCGTGCGAGACCGTCGAGCCCCCGGTCGTCGTGCCCCCGGTCGAGCCGCCCGTCGTCGTCCCGCCCGTCGAGCCCCCGGTGATCGTCACCCCGCCGAGCGAGCCGCCCGTCGTCGTCCCGCCGATCGTCGAGCCCCCCGTCGTCGCCGCCCCCCCGATCGTGACGCCGCCCGTGGTCGAGGCGCCCGTGATCGAGGCGCCCGTCGTCGAGCAGCCGGCCGAGCAGCCGTCGCTGCGGATCTCGAGCGTCGTCCCCGTCGAGCGGCCCATCGTGCCGCAGGCCATCGAGCAGCCCGAGGCCCTGGCGTTCACCGGCGCCGAGAGCAACGGCCCTCTCTCGCTCGTCGCGGGCGGCCTGACCGCGGGAGGCATCGCCCTCGCTGTCGGCGCTCGCCTGTACCGTCGTCGCATGGACAAGCGAGCAGCCGCCTGATGGCCGGCGAAACCGTCATCGCCGTCGTCGGCAACCTGACCAGCGACCCCGAGCTGCGGTACACGCAGAACGGCCTGGCCGTCGCCAACTTCACGGTCGCCAGCACGCCGCGGACGCTCGACCGCCAGTCGAACGAATGGAAAGACGGCGAGGCCCTGTTCCTCCGCTGCTCGGTCTGGCGCGAGTTCGCCGAGCACGTCGCGTCGTCGCTCACCAAGGGCTCGCGGGTCATCGTGCAGGGCCGCCTCAAGCAGCGCAGCTACGAGACCAAAGAGGGCGAGAAACGCACCTCGTTCGAGCTCGACGTTGACGAGATCGGCCCGTCGCTGCGGTACGCCACCGCGGCCGTGACCCGGGCCGCCTCGAGCCGTGAGGGCGGCGCCCCTGCCGGACTCGGCGGCCCGCCTGCCGGGCAGCAGGGCGGCGGCCAGGGCGCAGGGGGCGGCGACGTGTGGAACACGCCGCAGGGCGGCAGCTACAACGACGAGACCCCGTTCTAGGTGCCCGAGCTCAGCATCCGACCCCTGGGGCTGCACCCGCAGCCTCAGGGGTCGCTGGCGTACAAGGGGCATCGGGGCGGCAAGCCGATCCTCGTGAGCGACAACGACGACCAGCTCAAGCCGTGGCGCCAGGCCGTCGCCCTCTACACGCGCCGGGCCTGCCGGGCTCACGCGCTCGACTGGCAGCCGCTCGACGAGCCCGTGCGCCTGTCGGTCACGTTCTACGTCAAGTCGCCGCTGCGGCCCCGCTGGCCCGTCCCGGCGACCAAGCCCGACCTCGACAAGCTCATGCGAGCCGTGATGGACGGCCTGGCCGATGGCGGTCTGTACGTCAACGACTCGCGGGTGTTCGAGGTTGGCCACCTGCGGGGCAGGTACGCCACCGCCGACCGGCCTGCTGGCGCGCTGGTGCTCGCCGAGTGGGGGCCGTCAGTCCTGCCGGCGTAGCGCCCGGCTGATCGTCGTTCGCGTCACGCGGGCGACCCGCTGCACGTCATCCCACGAGGCCGGCGCGCGGACGGGTCGCCCGTCGTCGCCGACCGGGGGATGCAGCAGCTCACGAATGATCTCGCGCTGCCGGGCTCGGTCGATCAGGTCATCGGCGGCGCGCTTGCGCACGCGGCGGTCGATGGCGGCCAGCTCGTCGGCCAGGGGTGCGTGCGAGAGGTCTGCCATGCCGTGAGTCTACCGCAAGACCGCGACACGCCCGGGATACAGCCCGGCTACACCTCTCGCCCAATCGGGCGTACAGTCGGACTACACCCCACGAGAGGAAATCCCATGCGGATCATCGTTCACTACAAGACCGAGGACAACCATGAGCTCGAGGTCGACGCGGCCACGCCGACCGAGCTCGAGCAGCACGAGCTGCGCAACCCGCAGCGCGCCGGATTCCTCGGCGCCCGAGCCAAGGGCACGGGCCGGCGCGTCACGGTCAACCTGGCCAACGTCGAGTGCATCGAGTACCCCGACGAGCCCACGCCCAGCGCGCACCTGCAGCCGGTCGCCTAATGGCCGGCCGCCCCCGCACCGTCCTGAGTCCGCCCGAGCCTGAGCGCGTCGCCAAGCCCAAGGCTCAGGCCGAGCCCCACGAGTGGGCGCCGCGCGCCGGTCAGCCGACCTGGCGCGTCCGCGACCTCGACGACACCAACCCGCAGACCGCCAACGTCTACCTGCTCGACCGCGACGCCGCCGAGGCCCTAGTCGACGACCGGCACGTCCTCGAGACCCTGACGCGAGCCTGCTGGGCGCCGCTCGATCGGGACGTGCCCCGCGTCGCCGACCTCGCCGCGGACGGCGGCGCCCGCGAGGTGGGCTACACCACCCGCGGCGAGGACGGCCGCGAGAAAAGCCAGACCCGATGGGTGATCGACGAGCTGGCGCAGCAGGCGATCACCGACGCGATGGTCGGCCGCGATGAGTAGCGCCGAGGTCGTCGGCTACTGGTTCCGGTTCGGCCTCAACCGCCGCGTGCTGCACGTCGCCCGATGGGAACGCCAGGGCGACGGCAGCCTGCTCATCGTCAGCGCCTGCGGCCTGCAGGTCATCGACCCGGTGGCGCCCGCCGTTCCCGAGCGCCTGATCCTGCAGCCGACCGCCGTCGCCGCGCTGCGGATCATGGACGGCCACCAAGCCAGCAAGCTCTGCCCCAAGTGCCGAGCCCGGTTCGAGAGGCGACCCGATGGCCAGT